GATGGGTATGATGTATATTTTGATAGATGTCATTTAAGTGAATGTGTGTATGGGTCTCTTTATAGAGGAACAGAATTCGGACATGCTCTTGAGATCGAATCCATTCTTAATTTTGAAACCAATAAAAACATTCGTTTATTAGTACTCGTGGGTTCTGATGATGGATTGTATAGTAGATATCAATACGAATCAAAAAATTCTCAACAATTCTCAACAGAACGTACATTATTTTATAACGCGTTTTTACAATCAACGATTAAGAATAAAACATTTATTAATGTTGATTCAGATAATTTCGTATCGTTGAACGAATATATCGAACGAGTAAACAATTGTTGACAAACATTCAATATTAATATAGTATTACTGTATTGAAGGAGTTCAACATGACCAACATGATTAAAATTAATAAAACAACATTACGGGAACTAATCGTAGCAGGTATCAGTACAGATGAATTGAACTCAAAATACGATTATTCCGAAATTACAGATTTCTCTATGTTACTTGATGGATGTAAAAATGTTAAATCCGTACCGTTCCTTTTGACTGAAAATGTTACAGATATGTCATTTATGTTTAATGATTGTGTTAATCTCGTTAATGTACCAGAATTCGATACGTCAAATGTAACAAGTATGAAATACATGTTCAATAAATGCTATAATCTGAAACATGTACCAGAATTCGATATGACCAATTGTTCTGATACCGAAGCAATGTTCCAATATTGTTCAAAATTGAATGATGTAAAACTTAATATGTCAAAAGTCATTGAAATGAGCTTCATGTTCGCAAGATGCATTAATCTGAAATCTGCAGAACTGATTGATACTTCTCATGTAAAATATATGAGCTATCCGTTCTATGAATGCAATATTTCACCTGAACTCGATAAATCAAATCTGGTATATAGGAAATAATATGAACAATCTAACAAATCACAAAATTCTTGAGATTTTCTATAGAGAACATCCTGAATTAGTTAAAACAATGAACAATATTTCTCATAATGCGTCCGATACAGACCTTAGTCCTCATCATTTAGAAGGTTCAATCTGGACACATACACTTATGGTTTTCAATTATGCGTGTGATAAAAATTACCCTTTAGTCGTTAAATTGGCTGCACTTTTGCACGACCTAGGAAAAACTAAAACAAAAAATGATAGATTTCATGATAAAACAGGAACTTTGAGACGTTCGTTCATCGGGCATGATGGTGTTTCTTTCTATATGTGCTTGGATGTACTTAAATCTTATAAACAATTCATTACTGATGATGAAGCAAAAACTGTAATTCAACATTCTATAAGAAACATAATGTACATGAAATGTTCGCTGGTGAATCAGACTTTCTTGGATACCTAAGTCAATTAGCTACAGCTGATGCTATGGGTAGAATTTGTTCCGATGATAGAAATGGTTTCCAACAATATTTTGATTATACTACCAATGTCGAAAAACAACTAACCGAAAATCAACCCGTTCTTACAGTTCTGATTGGTGTACCTTGTTCTGGTAAAAGCACATATATTGAAAATTTAATGAATAATTACCAAAATGAACAAGATAAACCCGTAATAATATCATCAGATAATATTATTGAAACATTGGATGGCGCTGATTACAATGAAAAATTTAAATCTGCTGATTTTGAACAAGTTCAAGAACAAATGATGAAAGAATTTAATAATGCTGTAAAACAACGTAAACATATTATCGTTGATAGAACAAATACCTCTAAAAAATCAAGAAAACGTTTTGTTTCTGTAATAAAACAACGTAAAAATAATTATTTTGCAAAAGCTGTGGTCTTTTGTACATCGTTGAAAGAAATTGAACGTCGAAATGATTATAGAGAACATACACAAAATAAACGTATTCCTGAATACGTTATTCACGATATGATGAAATCGTTTTCGTTCCCTTTACTGGATGAATTCGATAAAATTGAAATGATTTAAGGATGATAAAATGGATTTAAAAGATATGTTCTTCGGAGCATTAGCACTTTGTGATAAAGATGGATACCCTTATGATGTAAGCATCAGTGCAATTGTTGATGAAAATGTTGATATACCTAATAATATTAGAAAAATGTACCCCGAAAATATTACATTAGCTATTAGTTCTGGACCTATGTCAAGACAACGTAATCATGATATGCACTATGACTACGATAAACAAACATTGTCGTTCAACGTGTCTTTCTCAGGGTTACCTTATTACGTAACTATTCCATCGAAAAATGTCATGGTCGTTATAGATAATAATGATGGTTCATTTGTTGGATTCGGTTCAAATCAACCGTTTCAACCAAACCGAGATGCTCAAGATGCTCAAAATACTAAAGATGCTCAACAGAAAAAACAAACCAAAAAACCTGTGTTTACTGTGGTTAAATGAATGCAAATGAATGCAACATATATCAACGAGATTACTTGCTGCACGTATAATGTTCTAAAAATAGTACTATAACGATGTAACGACGATGCAAATAAAACTGTTGACATATTGAATAAATAAAGTTATAATTAACCAATATTAGGAGGTAAACATGTCAAGAACTTTTAGACGCAAAGATACTAAACATGCAAAATTCGCTATTACCGAATCCGATAACTATCATCGCGATAGCTGGTACTCTATGAACCATGCTCCTAAATGGTACAGAACAATTCTTAATCGCAAATTAAGAAATGCTCAAAATATGAAAGTCAAAACAATGAAATATAATGAACATATCGCTCAATTCGATAATACCGTGCTTCCTATCTTCGTTAAAGATGATAGCTGGTTCTGGTAAAATATCACCGATAATTCAATATAAATATTAACACATAAACACAACATAGGATATATAATGAGTTTTAAAGAATTTCTTAAACAAGATGTAAACGAAGATTTGACAGAAGCACGTAAGCCATATAAAAAGAAAGGTAATATGTACGTGTTCAATGAACCCGTTGAAATCTCACCAGCATTGACCATCCTAGCATTTGGTCGTGATACAAATGGTAATAAAATCATTCGCGCAGAAACAACAAAAGGCGTTAAACGTGTTCAAGTCGGTCATGAAACATCATTCTCTGTGGATGACTTCGTAGATGGTCTCTCAGATAAACAAATCAAAGTACTCACCGACTTACTAGATTAATCATTTTTAATAAAAGCAGTGTCTTCGGATGCTGCTTTTATACATAAAATAGTTTACACATTGTATTAATCGTGATATAATTAACTTGAAGGAGAAACTAAATGAATTTTAAACAATTTTTAACAGAACAAACCAATACAAAAATTAAGGTGAAGAAAACACTCATCGCAGATATTCCGAAGGAATACTCGGTTGAACCTAAAATTAATAAATTTATCCCCTGTATGAACGTTGTCGTTGATTACCTTAAACATGGATACTTTTTGATCTATAATGTAAGTTCGTTTGAACGTGCTGTAATCTCGCCAGATGACTTGGCAAAAGTTACAACAGACTTCTCAACAAATTCAACTTTTAAAATCGGCCGTAGCAAATATAGTGTCGTTAAACCATACTACGATTCCACTTCACGTAAAGTATCACTCATTGAAATCACCGGTGAACAAATCGCACAACCAGGTACGCCAAATAATAAAAACGAATGGCTAGATTATGCCGACACTAAACTAATTATTGGCATTACTAATGACTTGACAAGAGATATCGCTGAATCATTCGTTGATGAAAACGGTAACATTGGATGCTATACCAATAAAGATCGATCCTCTATCGTCGCTTTCGCAGCAAAAGGTACTCTTGAAAATGGAAAACTGTACCTGTTTGCTAATACTCAAGGTGGCGCACCTAGGGTTTTTCCTGCCAAACCGTACTGGAATGAAATCCCTATGAACTCCCTATTCTCTTCTTCGTTTAAAAAAAATAAATTCAATAAACAACGTATCTTCTTCGTTAAATAACTACGGTAATTCAACTAAACACAACTAAACACAACTAAACACATATTGGGCGATATCTTCGGATACCGCCCTTTTTCGTCCTTATATTCTCACATCGCTGTAACTATTTGATTTATTTGATAAATTTAATTGTCGTTGATTGTTGTAACTTGTTAAAATATAACAATTATTCTAAATGATGCATAGTTCCTAATATATCTATTCAGCAATCATTAATGAATATTCTTTAAATAATATAAAATTACTGAATATTCTATAATACAAACATACAATTCAAATAATTCTAATTCAAATAATTCTAATTCATGAATATTCTATAATACAAAACATACAATTCAGAAAATTCTAATTCAGAAATTCTAATTCAAATAATTCTATAATACAAAACATACAATTCATGAAAATTCTAATTCAGAAATTCTAATTCCTGATTTCAGACACAAAAAACGCCCACATATAGATGCAGACGTTTTCTGATTTTGATTAAATTGTTTAAATCGTGTAAACTTTGTTGTAGTTTAATATATTTTGAGTACGAAATTATAACCTGAATCTTTTACACATTGGAACTTTCGTTCATTCATTGTTTCATTACATTTCATAGTGTATTCGGATTTAACTTCGTATATTGTATTAGTACTCGGTACATATACATCAGGGAAATACCGGTGCTGCTTCCCGTCTAACTCGTACCAAAATTCTGGCATATCCGACCGAGATGTCTTTATTTCTGACTCGTCGTATTTCTCTAATAATTCATCTAATAAAAAATTCTCATATCCTTGTATTCTTATAATCTCACCGCTCGGTAACTCGTAATCCTTCCACTGATAACCGTTAACTCCATGTATAGACTGTGAATAATTCTTTGCACCATATCGTTCAATCATGGTTTCTTCAATCTTCTGCCTAATTTCAGGTGACGACATAGTATTCTTAACGCCATGATTTTTAAGCATGCCTTCTTCACGTTGTTTTATAATTTTGTCTTTTTGTTCTGGATCTGAAAATTTCTCATTCCATGTTTTACTTATTTGTTCAGGATTATTATAATATGGATCATCATATCGTTCAATTTTTGTACGTTGGGTTGGCTCAGGATTGTTCCATTGATGTTCAACACCCAATGTTTCAAGACAATGCTGTTTCATACGTTCTTTTACTTCTGGATTATGATGAGGATGTGAGTAACCAGTGCGGTTCTCATAAGTACTTTGCCTCTTATCGACATTGTGTTTAGATTGACACGAATTAGAACAAAATTCTCTATAAAATGACGTTATGAACTTTACAGAACCCGAACAGTGTTTACATACAGGTTTATCTTTCTCCGATTTCATATCGTTTAATATAAAATACATGCGTTCACTAAATGAAGAATATTCAACATCTTCCGGTGAATAATGCATTATCGAATTATAAAAATCTGCATAAACGGCTTCTTTCTCATATATTCCAGATTTTAACCATTTCGATTTAATGTACTGTTTTGTATCTTCTAGAGAATGTACTGTTTCTGACTTTTTTAATTCTGCATAATTATTTAACTCGTTCGTCCTTCTTAATTCCTGTGAACTTCTGCATGAACAACGTTTTGAACAAAACCTTGGAAATTTATTATATGTCTTGAATCTTACAGGATTACCACATAATTCGCATTTGGAAAAATCTGTAATATCGTGATGCAATACCATTATTCGTAATGACATTTTTGCATCAGCATTCAACTTGTCTAACCAACGTGTATAATACTTAATTGATTCGCACTCATCAGAATTAATAAATGTACTCCTTCTGATTATTGCTGAATTAGGTGTTCCTGCATTAGTCACTAATCGTTCAGATATGTAACTCTTTAATAATGATAAATCTACCGTCATAAGATGCCCCTTATCGCATAGTTTTTAGAATAACCTCAGAAGGGCATTTCTGAAGCTACTCTAAAAACTAACCCCGCCGAAACGGGATTAGATTTTATCAGTTTATACCGATCTATATCAATATATTATATAATACTTTCGCTTAATAAATCGCGATTTTTTAAAATAATATAAAAAATTATGCTAAAACTGTATTCGCAAAGTTAACACCAAACGAACGAGCATAGTTAGCAGCACGGTCATTTGAGGTTGGAGAAGAGATACCAGGGATAGTATCGAGGGCGTAACGAGTTTTAGCAACGACTGCAGGTTGACCTGAAGCTTGGTTAGTAACTTTTGTAAAGCTCATAGGCACGTAAGGAGCGAAGAATCCCATAGCATCGCGACGGTCTTGACCTTTATACATTACTGTGCAATAGTCGGAAGTAGCATATTGGTCAACGATAACTTTATAGCGGCCATCGAATGTACCAGCGACACCACCGGAGATTGGAGTAGAAACACCAGGAGCAGATTCAGCGATTTTGAATGTACCGATTTGTTCCAACATAGTAGCGACTTTTGGAGAAACCAACAAGCAGTTACCTTGACCACGTTTAGTAAGCAATCCGATTTGAGCAGCTTCTGCAGAGATACGGATTGATTGAGCGCGATAGCGTTCAACTTCCCAACGACCATCAGTAGTAGTGGATGCAGCATTAACAGTACCGAAAGCAGTATCAGGCAATTGAGTAGCATTTGCATTAACAAAGTTAACAACTTCGCGGTCGATTTCAGCTTGCATTTCGTAAGACATCAACGACATTACTTCTTCATCAGCAAGCAAACCATGTTGAGCTTTCAAATCTTGATACATTTCAACAGTATATTGACCTTTCAATGCACGAGATACAGCAGTAACGTTCTTACGTGAGATTGAGAAGCCAAGTTCTTTCATATCAGTACTTAGAACTTCAGCCTGAGCTGTCGTATAAGGACCTGAATAATTAGTAAGAATTGTACCGAATGATGCTTCATTAGAGAATACTGCACCAGCAGTTGCTGTAATAGTTGCACCAGCTACAGCACCAGCAGTATGGTCAGGGAATGCAATTGCTGCACCAGCCAAGATTGTACCAGGAGTAAAACCATTAATCAAAACGCGAGTAGCAACAACACCTGTTGCCAAAGTAGTTGGTTCGAAGTGAGCAACAACACCATTTTGAACAACACCAGCTGCATCAGTATAAGTTACTGCATCGCCGATTACTGGAGCAAGAACTGCAGGAGCAACGGTTGTTACATCAACAACAACACCAGCAGAATTAGGATTAGCACCTTGACCAGCTACGCCATTACCTGTATATTCGTGAGTCAACGCATAGATGAAACCAGTTGGCATTGACATTGGTTGTACACCCAACAATTCATTAGCAATCAAGTTAGGATATACGCGACGTACCATTGGCATCAAGATTGGCGTAAATTGTGCAACATCGCCACTGAATGTGCCTTCGTTGATTAGATGTTCGTGTTCTTTCTGAGTATTTTCCAACATCATTGACATTACTGCTTTATCAGTTGCTGACAATGTTGGATATTTTGAGCTCTCAATTAAAGCTTCAATATTTTTCATTTACTTTCTCCTATAATAGTAAATTAATTATTATTCTAAATTATTTATAATATCGTGGTTCGCTTTTTAAATTAGGTGAGACCATGAATTAATAGAATTTGTTTGTGCAGATTTTGCTTTATTAACGACTTCGTTATGGTTATGATTTTCATAACGTTCATTTAGATCGTTCAAATGACTGTCATTATTCAGACGTACAGATTCTTTAAGAGCTTCCAATTTATCGACGAATGATTCATCATTAACAAAATCAACGTGTTTAGCCAAGCGTTCAAACTTTTCTGCTTGAATAATAGAAAGACCTTCTTTAAGTTCAGTAATAACGCCTAACTTAATTAGTTCATCATTTTCTTTACGTTGTTCACATAATTCATCTTTAAGGTTTGCAACTGTTTCTTGCAATGATGATACTTCAGATGCAAGTTCTTCACGGTCATCTACAGCAGGCTCACCGATCGAAACATTTTCACGAATCATTTCCAACTTTTTGAGATAAGATTCGTCACGAGAGAATTCAACGATACTTGCTAGTTCATCAAAACGTTTACTTGCTTTATCACTTAGACCGTCTTTCATTTCAGTAATAATACCAAGTTTAACCAATTTATCGTTTTCTGCACGAAGTTGCAATGATTCGTCCAACAACTCATCATATTTATTAATAGATTCGTCTAGTTTATTTTCTGCTGCACTTTCGTCTTTTGCTTCAACGATTCGAGCAACATCAACACCGGTAGCTACCAACATTGTATCGAATGCTTCGATAATCATATCAGCTTTTTCAGATTTAGTTGATTCTTCCAATGATGATTTTGCTTCATTAACAAAATCGTCAACAACTTTATCCAAATAAGCATCAACGGAATCAACCATTTCGTCGAGTTTAATCGCTACGTATTCTTCCGCTTTATTATCCAAATACTCAATATGTTCTTCTGATTTCTCATTTAACAGATTGATATGTTCTTCTGATTTTTCATTTAGCATTTCAATATGTTCTTCTGATTTCTCGTTTAACATATTAATATGTTCTTCTGATTTCTCACCAAGTACATCAATTTCTTCATCGATGCGTTCTTGTGCGATTACAGAAGCTTTTTGTTCTACTGCTTCATTAAACTGTGTTTCTAACGATTCACGCAATTCTGCAGTAAATACCTTTTCGTCTAATGACTCAAAGAGTTCTTTAAGCATGTTATTATCCCCTTTTTAATTTATTTATATTTTAAACTGTCGAAAATTTTATTGAACTTTTCAGATATAACTGATTGAACATCATCAACAGATACTTCAGTATCATCTTCGGTATCATCAGTTTCATTAATTTTATTAACGATATTACCGTAGTTATCGATTTCGAAGTTAAGATCTTGAATAACGCCTTCGTTCAATTTATGGTTTTCGACAACACCATTCATAGTTGCATTATAATCGGATGGATCTGGTACAATATCGTATGTAATCAATTTAAAGTTCTCTACGATACCATTTTTTACTGAACCAACAGCTCTTGAAGATACAGATATAACGATATTATTATCAATTAATGTTTTAAGTTGATTAGCTTTTTCATTATTAAGAAGAACTGCTTCACCCATCACATAATTGTCTTTGATATACAATTTAGTAATTTTTGCAACTGCTTCCATTGGATCTACTGCAGAACGAGCAGGATGTTTATATTCCATAAGCGTATTAATCGAACCATTAGCAAAATTCTCTTGATATGCTTGAACTTGGGTTTCCCAAAGATTCCTTGGATATATCCGACCATTTCTATTCTTTTCACCGATAGTACTAAAAACTCCAGAAATTTTATATTTCTTATCGGTTTTACCTGTTGCTTCGTCTAATTTTTCTTCAACCGCAACTGACGTTTTTGCATCTTCGTCAAATATTAGTTTATACGATGTATCAGACATTATTTATTAATCTCCATGAACGCTTGTTTCATCATGTTCATATGATCGATTGCTTGAGTATATTTTTCAATTTCTGGATGTGAACTCAATTTATCGAATAATGTAGACCTAACATCATCAGCGAATGCTGTATAATGTTTATTGATACTATTATTGATTGTTTCTTTGCTAATCGTTGTCATTTATTACCTCTTTTTCTTGCCATAGCCAACAATTGACTTGCTGAATATCTTCCATGTGTAAACGTTTCAGTTTTCAATCTCGCTACTTCCATTAAACGTTCAGGTGGAATAACTACACCGGTTTTCGATATTCTAGAATTAATATAACGTCTTATCACTGGCGCATAACCAAACGATTTTAATCTAGGTCGAAGGTCTTCGTAATTGAATTGCAATGGCTTATTTTTTTTAATATTGTTTTCATTCATCGAAATAATCATTTTGATTAAATTAATACGCATAGATAATGGAACCCAATGAAAATTCAAACCTAATAAATGTCTATTATTTATTCTTAGTATTAGAATCAATGGTGTTCTGTCATAAGTACGCGATTTATCTTTCGCGTCATAAAACGTAAAAATAAGATTACCGGGCACCAAATCGTGCCCAGTCATCCGTTTTCGTTCTTTTAATAACTCTTTAACCTGTTTGAATGATTGTGCAGGCGTCAATTCTTTAATCTTATGATTAAAAAGATTTGTTTTACGATTTCTTTTAAATCTATTAGACGCCATCTATCATTAACCGGCTACGACATTATTAGTTGGTGAACCTGCTTTTCCTGGTGCATTAAATACACCATCACCAACAACCCAATCAGTGAAACTAAATGTTACAGTAAATTCATGAATCGTATCAGCCGTGTCATCACCCAATGATAATTCGCCAACTTCTGTAACAAACACATTGTGGAATGTATACTTCGCAGTACCTAAACCAGCAGAATCTAACTGTTCTACAGATAGCTCGCCCATCAAAGCACCCGGATTACCAGTATGCTGATTATTCTGGAAATGGTCTGCTGCACGCATCCATGCGATCATATCTCTACGTAAACCATGGTCTTCCGTAGTATAAAACGTCAATTCCCATGAGTTCGTATATGATGTATCACCAGGAATCAATAGTTTTCTACCTTGATTCCATGCTTCGATTTGACCAATAGTCATAGATGGAAACGATGCTGCTTTACACAAAACATCCGCATCTTGTAAATTAGAAACTGTCGCTACATCGGATGGTACTGAGAAATTCACTCTGTACTTGTTTGCACGTGCACCAGCACCAATTGCACCTTTTAGCTCTTCAAGTTTATTTGCCATGTTAAAACCTCTTTATTTTATTTATCAATTTGTTAAAGTATTTTTAAATTACCCAAAACAGTGTTTGCTACACGTTCGATACCCGTAGTATTCTCAAGTTCAACAAACTCACTATATGCAAACTCAACAGTATATTCGGTTAATGTATTCTGTTCTGAATCATCAAACGAAACAGTCCCCATACTAATCGGAAATGCATTTTGTAGTTTATAACCATATATTTTTTGACCAGTGCCAGACAATTGCCAAACATTAATGTCCACTTGATACTTAGCAGATGGCGATTTCTGACTTGGATCTATTAGTCCGACCAATGCATTTGATATAGCATTAGCAGGGTCTTTTAATGCTTGTTGGACATCATTATATAAACTTTTACCAGACTGAAGAATATCCAACAATCCTTTTGTTCCTGTTTCAAATGATGCAGTTCCTAAACCACCTTTTGATGTTTTAGCTGAATCATCAATATCCTTAAACCACAAGTCAAACGATTTCCTAATGCTCATATTCGAATCATCTATTACAGTAACTTCAAATGTCCCTGGATACTCAGTTTCACCACGAACATTATATTGTCTACCTTTATGCATTATTTTAACAGCATTAATCTTTCGTTCTGGAAACGATGCATTCTTAACAAGTACGTCTAACTTGGAACCGTCAACGTTATTCAATGGTATTTCTATAAGAAATTTGTTTTTTCTTAATCCTATGCCAGTTCCTAAACTCGATTTCAATGTTTCAATATTACTCATAAACCAAACCCAGATAAAAATGAATTATTCGTTAACATATTACCATTATTCGTTGAATTAGGTGTAGGTGTCGATAATGCATTTCCTTCTGTACTTGCACCATGTATAGCGCCTTGTCTTGATGATGATTGAGAACCTAAATCCAACAAAGAATTTGCTACGTTATTAACCGCACCAGCAGTATTCCCCATGAAATTGTTAACTGCTTGTTGACTAAGCGATTGTAATTTACTCACCATATCATCAATAAAATTACCATGTCCGCCTTTCATTATTTCCATGGTATAATGGCTAAAAGAAAATGATACAGTGAAATCTAGTATGCTACCAGTACTCTCATAAGAAACAGCTGATGTTGATATAACTGTAGGAAATGCATTATGAATAACATACTTTGCTAATCCTTTTGTTCCATCAAAATCTATTTGCATAATTGTTATATCTGTTACATAATTATTTCGATGTGCAACAATCGCATCGGATAATCCCTTACTCGTTGATGTACTATAATGAATATCATCAAGTGATTCTATCCAATTATCAAATACATATTTTAACTTATGGTCAGCAGTAAGATAAAATGAACAATCCCAAACATGTGAATACTTTACTTGTCCTTTAATTGGAATCTTTCGACCCTTATATTTAAAATCGATCGGTGTATGTTGTTTACCGGGAAATGCAGAGGTTTTACCCAGAAATACTATATCGTTCTCTGATATGCCAGTATTAGGATCACGAAACGTGAAATATACTTCAAACTTCGAAGGTCTTGCACCATCACCAATTGTCGAGTCTAACAAATTTTGAACACCTGATGACATTAAAGACACTCCTAGTTTTATTGTTATTTATAAAAATGTATATAAATAATAAAAAAGATAAATTTGGCGGTACAGATGAATTTTGCAGATGTTGTATCTAAAGCATACGATACTAAGTGGTCCTATATTAATACCTTTGGTATTCAATTTCACTTCAGTCAATATACAATAAGAGAAGCACAATGGACAGAAGAAGAAATTAAAAATCTGGAAATGTGTGTCAAAAATATTAATACACCACAATTTACAAACACACCAATTGAAGGGTTTGTAGCAGATATGTGGAAGATTCATAATGGTAGAAATGAATTGTTTAAATTCAATATTACATTCCGCGATTATAATCAAATGTCATTGTATAGACGATTCGTTCGAACATATAATACACAAAAAATGGCATATTTTGATGAATGCGCAATGACTATAACTCTGTCAAAAGATAATGATTATGGTGGAACTGATAAAATATTATTTAATCTCGAAGATACCATGATTGAAGCAATTGGACAATTACAATTCAGTAATGAAACAGAAGCACAAATTGCAGAATTTGATGTAAACTTCAAATGCAAAAACCCAATTATTTATTAATTATAAAGGAATACATACATGCAAAATAACCAAATTAATCAAACAGACCAAATTTATAACTATTCGTTGAAAGTTGGAAATAAGACAATCAAGTACAGGAAATGGAAAGTAAAAGATAGAAAAAAATATATTACAAGCGTAAAAAATAACGATGAAATTAAAACAAAAGAAGCAATTATATACGACTGTATAGAAGATAAGAATATTGTTTTATCAGACGAAGAATGCAAATATGTATTAATTAATATTAGAACAAAATCTTTTAATACAAATGTTAATTACGTTTTTAATTGCGAAAAATGTAAAACTGATTACGAATATAATGCAAATATTCTAGACCTGGTTAAACCAACATTCAAACCATTACGTGCAATATCAGTTAATGTCGATAATAAAAACTATAACGTTGCAGTCGGCGAATTACGAAATAGACAATTCTACGAAGAAATGATTTCTTCCCATAAAGATGAAAAGGATATAATCGATTTTATTCTGCACATCCAAGCATTTAATGATAATGTTTCATTTACTTTCGACGAAATCGTTCAAATTGTTAATGATATGGACATTGATGCGTTCGACGCTATCTATAGAGAATGGGAAAATATGAGATTCAAATTGGATTGTACACATCAAGTTCAATGCCCAAATTGTGCTGAAAAAGATATTTATATCTTTGATACTTTCCCCGGTTTCTTCCCAAATAATTGGCAAGTCAATGATAACGGTTAAGTACGATTATTCGACTAAACATTTTAAACTAAAGCCATACAACACGAAACAAGAGAAATCGTTATTGTTAATGGATACTGTAGGTGATAATGATATATCAACAGCACTAGAGATATGTGGTATTAATAAAGAAGTTATCGAAACGTTAACGCATAATGAAAAACTATTAATACAAAATTTGTTTGTAGTGCATGTGGTGCACCTAACGAAAACGAAATAGATATTGAGGATATAATAATACCAGGTAATATCATTAATGAAAATATTATAGATGCGTTCGATGATGTAACGTATGATAATGCTCAATCGTTTTATAAACAAGATATTGATGATATGAATATTGACGAATTTGAGTTAATTTTTGAAGAAATTAAGACATCGATAACTAAGTTCAACTTTAATAGACCAGTACAGTGTCAACATTGTAGTAATACGAATTATATAGATATTAACAATGAACAATTTTGTATAAATGCATTGAGTGAAGATACACTTATTTCATTATATCAAACATATTCCGATTTAGTGTTCTTTGGGAAATATACATTGCACGATGTTGATAGTATGTTCCCGTTTGAACGTTCTATCCTTATTAACATATTAAATAAAACAAGAGAAGAGTTAACGAAATGAAAAATGATTCGCCATTGTCGGCACCGTTTAATAAAAAAATTAATCCTGATACAGCAACACCAGAACAAATTAAAAGAACTGATGATTTGTTGGTCGATTATATGCGCGACAATGGTGAATCGACTGCTGCAGATAGAATTGAAGAACTATCTAAAAAAAATGCAATTTCTGGTTCAGAACATGACAATGAAGAACTTATTGATGTTAATAAAAAATTACTAATAACTAATAAGAAAATATTATCAGTACTTCAAAGAATCCAAGAAGATTTAATAGATGAACAAGATACTACTATTAAAGGATTGCCGAAAGCTAAAACACCAAACGATGATGAAAATTCGTCAATACGAATTGCGTCTGATTTTAATAAAAACCCAGATACACCGAATGGAGTCTTAGATGATTTATTAAAAACACCAAGAATTAAAAAAAATCCAAAAGATTCTAAACTCCCAAAAGACCATAAGAACCCAAAAGATTCTAAACTCCCAAAAGACCATAAGAATCCTAAAAAAGTTCCTAAAGGATTACCCAAAATGATTGGAAAAGGTGCATTAAGAGGCGTATTAAGCGCATCAAGAATGATACCTGGCGTCGGATTGGCATTGGCCGGTGGGATGGCATTATATGATGGGTTCTCTGGATTCAATAATGCTGATAACCTATTGGGCATTAAAAACGCATCGACTGCAAATAAATCGGCAGTTGCACTTGGTTCAATAATATCAGGGGTGTCATTTGGTTTCGCTGATAGTGCAGATACGTCAAAAGGAATTAATAATTTAATTGGTGCGAACCCTATTATTTCAAAGTATGAAAACGCCGGTATTATTGACCACAATACGATAGGTAATTCCGAAATAAAAAATTGGAATAAACTTGCGAAACTCGACAAATCAGAGATTCAAAAAATCATCGACATCGATGATTGGTCACATGACGACATGGTAAAACTCAGAGCATTAAGAGATTCTCATGTTACAGATTTCGCAAAATTCGATGACGTAAGAGACGACTCAATCGATTTAACTGAATCTAATAGAATTTTAGATAATATGAACGCAGTTAAACAAATTCATTATAAAATGCAAAAACCATTAAATGCTGGTTCGACTGATTCTGCAAGTTTTACTAATCCGACAAAATATAATGCATCTGATTTGTTTACTCTATATAAAGTATCAGACGAACAATTTGATGAATTGAACCCAGTAGTTAAAAACAATATGAAATGTATGGCTGCTGAGTATCTTGATATATATGGCACAAAAATACAAGTGAACTCCGCATTTCGTGATATTAGTGAACAGAAAAAGTTAAATGAACATAACCCATTAAAAGCTGCAGCACCAGGTAAATCTATGCACAATTATGGTTTTGCTGTTGATATGAATACTATCGATGCAGACAATGCTGAACGAGCCGGTTTGTTTAAAAAATATGGTTTCACAAGACCAGTCCATGGTGAGACTTGGCATGTTGAACCAAAAGGCATAGACAGAGCAGCAATCCGTGAATCACTACCGATGAACTATGCAAAAAACGCTAACTATAAAAAACAAAATATTTCTTTAATTGATGCAAAAAAATCGTTAATCGAAGACGATTCAGGAGTTATTAAAAATAATAATTCTGTTCAACAAGGTGAACCCGAATCAGAAGTTATTAAAAATAACCAATCAGTTCAACAAGTGCAACCTGAATCAGGAGTTATTAAAAATAACCAATCGGTTCAACAAGTGCAACCTGAATCAGGAGTTATTAAAAATAAC